CGATCCCATCGCGGCCCTGCAGATCGTCGATCAGTCCCTGTTCGACAGCTACGGCGACTTCACCAGCGCCACCCCGGCGATGATCGCGCCCTCGGGCACGAAGTTCCGCTTCAGCGGCAATCCGGGCGAGGACAACGCCGCCGTCTGCACGCTGCGCTACTACGCCCGCCTTGCGACGCCGAGTGCGACCAATCCCGACAACTGGATTCTGGCGAACGCGCCGGCCGTCTACCTGAACGGCATCCTCCTGGAAGCCTCGATCTTCAGCGGCGATGCCGATGCGGCCAAGGCTTACTCGGCCATGTACGGGGCGGAGGCGGCGGGCCTCAATCGCAAGCGCAACCGTGTCCTGAGTTCCGCGCACAACCTCAGGATTCGCTTTCGCGGACGCACGCCGTGACTTTGGTGCCCTACGGCCAGTGGGCGCCTGACAGCCCCGAGCTTGGCGACACGGCCCTCGAAGCCTCCGGCGTGATCCCCGAGGCGGACGGCTATCGGCCCTTCAAGGCGCTTGCAACCATCTCCAATGCGCTGACGGCACGAGCGCAGGGCGCGGCATGGTTCCGCGCACCCGGCGGCGGGACCAAGAACTTCGCGGGCGACGCGACCAAGCTCTATCTGCTGTCGAGCGCGACGTGGAGCGATGTCACGCGCGCCTCGGGTGGTGCCTATGCGACGGGCGGAGACAACAACTGGCGATTCGGCCAGTTCCAGACGTTGGCCTATGCCACGAACGGCGTGGACGCCCTGCAGAGTTTCGACCTGTCGGCGGGCACCAACTGGATCGCCGCAGCGGGCTCGCCTCCGGTCGCCAAGTTTATTGGCGTCGTGAAGAACTTCCTTGTGATCGCCAACATCTCCGGCGCACCGCAGCGCACCAAGTGGTCGGGTGACAACAACTCGGGCACATGGACGCCAAGCGTCACGACGCTCTCCGACGAGCAGGATCACCCTGACGGCGGCGAAATCACCGGATTCGTCGGGGGCGAGTTCGGCCTGGTGTTCCAGGAAGAGACTATCCGCCGGATGGTCTTCGAGGGCGCCCCGACCGTCTTCCGCTTCGACAAGATAGCCGAGAACATCGGCGCCACGATCCCCAACAGCGTGGCGGGCTGGGGCAATCTCGCCTTCTTCTGCCATCGCTCCGGCTTCTACATGGTTCGGGGCGGGCAGGAAGTCGTGCCGATCGGGCGCAATGCAGAGGGCGGCAGTCGCATCGACCGCTGGTTCTGGGGCCATCTCGATCAGACGAATATCCACCGCGTGACGGCGGCCTTCGATCCAGTCAATGCGCTGTACGTCGTGTCTTTCCCATCGAACAACAGCAGCGGCACGCCCAACTCGAAACTGATCTACAGCGTCAGCGCCAATCGTTGGGCGCACGTCGATTCCACTTGCGAGATGATCTATTCCGGCGCGACGCAGCAGAGCTACACGCTGGAACAGCTCGACACGTTCGGCACGCTGGAAACCCTGCCGTACTCGCTCGATAGCTCCTACTGGTTGGGCTCGCGCCAGCTTCTCCTCTCGGGCTTCGATACTGACCACAAGTACGGGACATTCAGCGGCAACAACGTCGCGGCGGTTCTGGATACGGGCGAGTTCCAGCCCATCCCCGGCCGCAGGGCTCTCCTTCGTTCCGCTCGCCCGATGATCGACGGCGGCTCGCCCACGATGATCTGCGGCGCCCGGTCCCTTCACCAAGGCATCGTCTCCTGGGGACCGGAACGCGCAAGGGCAAACAACGGCGCGGTGCCGCTACGGGCGGCGGGGCGGTATTTCCGGCTGCGGACGAAGCAGGCAGCGGGCGAGACCTGGCAGTGGGCGCAGGGTGTCGATGACATCGACGCGCGTGGAGCGGGGTTGCGATGATGGCGACGGGCATCTCGCGAGAGTGGATTTCCGAAGTGTGGCCGCGTCTCTGGCCGCTTCTGGCGCCAGCATATGCGAAATCGCGCGAAAAAACCGACCTGTTGGCCGGGATTCGCGCAAAGGATTTGCAAGCCTGGGCGATATTTGATAAGGATATTCTAGTCTCCGGCATCGTCACGCGCCTTCGGGCCGTGGGGACAAGCGGACACCTAGACTGCCGAATTTGGCTTGTTGGTGGTGATCGCTTGAATATCTGGGCTCCTGACCTCATCGCGAAACTGTCTGCCTGGGCGAAAGCCGAGGGCTGCACCAGCCTGTCCGGCTCCGGCCGCAAGGGCTGGGCGCGCATCGTTGCCCGCTTTGGTGGCGAGCGGATTGAGGATGAGGACGGCGAGCCCGCGTGGAGGCTTGCGCTATGAGTGGTGGTGGCGGATCAGGCAGCGGCGGCAGCAGCACGCAGACGACCAGGAACGTCAACGAGCCGCCCGAGTTCATCAAGCCGATGCTGCAGGGCGGCATCACGGACTTGAACCAGATCTACATGCAGCGGGGCGGGGCAGGCGGTGCGCCAGCCTATTACTCTGGCAGCACGGTTGCGCCGTTCTCCAGCCAGACCGAGCAGGCGCTGCGGATGATGGAGCAGCGCGGGGCCAATGGTTCGCCGCTGACGGGCGCGGCGCAGACCCAGCTCACCGACACGATCAACGGCAAGTACCTCGACCCGACCAGCAACCCGCAGTTCAAGGCGGCGCTGCAGGCGTCGCATCAGCCCTACATCGACCAGTTCATGGGCACGGTGATTCCCGGCGTGACCTCGGCATTCGAGGGCTCTGGCCGCACCGGCTCGCCCGCGCACCAGATGGCGGTCGATCGCGCCACGACCGGCCTCAACCGCACGATTGCCGACGCCGACGCCAAGGCGGGCTCTGAATACTTCACGACGGCGCGCGGACAGCAGATCGCGGCCTCTGGCATGGCGCCGACGCTGGCCAATCAGGATTACGTCGACATCAACCAATTCGGCACAGCAGGCCAAGCGCGGGACAATCAGGCGCAGTCGCTCATCGACGCCGACGTGGACCGCTACAACTACAACCAGAACAAAGACATGGACTACATCAGCCGCTATCTGGCGATGCTGAATGGTGGCTATCCCGGCGGCACGACCACCGGCACCGGCACGACGATAGGCACGCGCCCCGCGCCCGACGCTTTCGGCTCGATCTTCGGGCCTGCTGCGAGCATCGCCGGCCTTGGGCTTCAGGCAGCATCTTTATTCTCTGACGAACGCCTGAAGGAAGACATCGCGCCAATCGGCAAGACGCACGACGGGCAGAACATCTACTCGTATCGCTACAAGGGCGACCCGCGCCGCACCGTGGGCCTGCTGGCCCAGGAGGTCGCGGAGACGCACCCCGAGGCCGTGCATGTCGATCCCGCCAGCGGGTTTTTGAAAGTGAACTACAGCCAAGCTCTGGGGCTTTTCTGACATGAACATGCCCTTTGGTCCCAACGATCCCAACTCACTCGTCGCCCTCCGCGCCCGCGCGATGATGCCCGGCATGCAGACGGGGCCTGTCGCGCCGCATATCCCGCAGCCGGGCTTCCGTCCTCCGGGTGCCGGTGGCGCTCCGGGACTCCCGCAGCAGCCGCAAACGCCGGGCATGGGGCTTGATCCCACCATGCTCGCGATGATGTCGATGGCGATGCGGAAGCCGGGCGGCAATGAGCAACAGGTCAACGACGTGCTCGGCGCGGCTCCTCCGGGTGGCAACTCCGACCCCTTCGCGCAAGGCGCGGCACAGACCGCCGACATGCAGGGCGGGTGGCTGCAGCGTGCCCTGAAGGGCCTCTTCTAAATGCCCGTGAATCCTTTTCTGGACGACAAGGGCAGCCAGCTTGCCATGCTGCTGATGTCGCTTGGCGGCGGGATTTCCAACGCCGCGCAGAACGGGCAGCCGGCGTGGGCGGGCATTGGTCCGGGCGTGGCTGGCTATGCCGGCGCAATGGGGCAGCAGCAGATGCGCGCCCGAGAGCAGGCGGATCAAGAGGAAGTGCGCGCGCTGCGTCGCCAGCAGTTCGGCCTCCAGGAGCGCGAGTTCGCCAGCAAGGAAGCCGAGCGCGCCCGCGCCGAGAAAGCTGCGACGGGGTGGAGCCCGCCCGGCATGCGTCCCGATACGACCGTGCGGATGGGGCCGGGAAGTTTCGAGCCGCAGCAGGCCGGACAGGACCTTGTGAGCCATCTCACGAGTCGCGGTCTTAGCCCGGCACAGGCGGCGGCGGCTGTTGGTCACTTTCAGCAGGAATCAAGCCTCAATCCCAATGCCGTCCACGACGGCGGCACCGGGCAGGGCCTCGCTGGCTGGCGTCTTGATCGCCGCGACGCGCTGAACAACTACGCCAAACTCAAAGGCGGCAATGTCAGCGATCCAAAGTTGCAGGCCGATTTCTTCGTCGATGAATTGAAGACGCGGCCCGAGTGGCAGCAGTTCTCGCAAGCGCAGGACCCACAGACCGCAGCAACTGCGCTGATGCCGTATTTCCGCCCGGCTGGCTACACGCCGCAGAATCCCACGGGCGGTCACGGCTACGAGAACCGCGTTCAGTATGCACAGGCGTATGGTCGGCAGCAGCCCGGAACGATGATCGAGCAGGGGTCGGGCGACGGCATGCCCGTGCGCTCGCCGCCGCCGTCACCGCAGATTGTGCCGCGCCCGCAGCTTCCGCCGGAAGACGCCGCACGCCTCCAGCGGGCGGTGCAAAGCCGTCAGATCACGCCCCAGCAGGGCGACGCCGAGGCGCACCGGATCATCACCGATCTGCACAATCGCGCGCAGGCACAAGCCGATGCCGCGTGGAAGCAACAGAACGACCAATATCGCTTCGACCGCAGCGAATCGACCAAGGCCGACCAGTGGCACACGATCGGCCCCGACGATGCGAAGATGTATCCCGGCCTAGAGCCCGGCAAATCGTATCAGCGGAACAAGCGCACGGGCGAAATCAAGCCAATCGGCGCACCCTTGGTCACCGTCGATCAGAGGGGACAGACCGAGTTCGCCAAGGCCGTGGGCAAGAACGACGCCGAGCGTCTGAAGGCTATTCAGGACGCCGAAGGCACGATGAGCGACTTCGCGAGCAAGATCAGCTTCGCGGTCGATCAGTTCAAAAACACCTACACCGGCCCCGGCGGCGAGTCCGCCAATGCGTTCTTCAAGACGCTGGGTGCCTTCGGGCTGGAAGAGTTCGCCAACAAGGCCAACGCCGCCGACGCCGGCATGGCGATGATCTCGCAGATGAAGCCGCACATGCGCGCGGCTGGCTCCGGCGCATCGTCCGACAAGGACATGGACATGTTCGCCCGCGCCCTGCCGGGCCTGCTCAACCTGCCCGGCGGCAACGAGCGCGTTGCTTCGTACTTCCAGCGGCTTGCCGACCGTGCCACGCAGATCAGGCAGCTTGCGGAGGAACATTCGCAAGGCGGCACGCAGCCGCTCACAGGCACCAAGTTTGCCGATGAGGTCAAGAAGCTCGGCCCGCTGTTTGGCGAGGATGAGCGCAAGGAAATGATGGGCCTGACCAAGGCCAAGACCGCCGAGCCGCCGCCACCGCCGGCCGGATTCAAGGTGATCCAGAACGGCGGCATGTCTCCGATGCCCAACCTTCCGCCGCCGCCAACGGGCTTCAAGGTGCGGCCGTGAGCGCACTCGCTACCAACGACGCAGGCGATGTGATGGCCTTCGACGGGCGCGAGTGGAAGCCCGCGCAGGTCGCAGAGAACGAGCGCGGCGAGCGCATGGCCTTTGACGGCAAGTCGTGGCAGCGGCTTGGCCCGCCTCCATCGCTGGGCAATCGCGTCATGGATACGGCGAAGGCAGCCGGCGGTGCTGTCGTCGATGGCGCCGAGACGGCGGGCAACTATCGCGACACGCGCTTTGCCAAGGCGATGGGCAGCGTTGCCGGGCTGCCGCGCATGGCCTCCGACGCCGTGACATGGGCTGGCGACAAGATCGGCGTCAGCCCGACCGCAATTCCCTTCCTCGGCGCGGCCACTGCCATCGGCAAGCAACTTCCGAGCGGCCCCGAGGCGCAGCAATTCATGCTGGATCGCGCCAAGGCACGCCCTGACTTCAAGGAAACGAACCTCAACCCCGTCGTCGATGCTGGCGTCGAGGCCCTGTTTGCCGGTCCCGTGATGGGCGCGGGCGGCAAGATGGGACCGATCGTCAACGCGACCGCCGCAATGGGCGGAGAGGGCGCGGCGGAAGTTCCAGGCATCGCAGGTACGTCCTACGAGCCCTATGCGCGCGTTGCCGGCTCTGTCGTCGGCGGTATGACGCCGTTCGCCCTCAAGAAGGGTGGCGAGGCCACCATGTCGATGATCGAGCCCTTCACCAAGGGCGGACGCGACAAGATTGCTGGTGCTGCGCTCAACCGTTCCGCCACCGATCCGACTGCCGCGATTGCCAACATGGATTCCTACTCGCCGCCGGTTCCGGGCTTCAATCTTCCGGCCGGCAAGGCTTCGCGCGACCCCGGCATGATGGCGATGCAGGAGGTTGCCGAGGCCAAGACGCCCGGCATGCGTGGCGTCTATGACAAGAACAATGCGCTGCTGACGGACAACCTCGACAATCTGGGGGCTGGCCTTCCTCCGGCGTCCACGGCTGGCGAGACCATCCAGAAGTCGCTGCGGGAGCGTTTCGACGATCTCGTCAAGGCGCGCTCGGCCAAGTCCGACCCTCTCTATGAGGCTGCTCGCAATTCCAAGACGCCGGTTGACCCGTCCGACGCATGGGCGACTGCAGCCGGCGCCGCCGACGAGACGGTCGGCAAGCCGCAAAAGCTGATGCAGTCGGTCGCGGATTTCTTCGAGAATCCGACCGGCCCGCTGCCCACGACTCCGAAGGGCCTGATGGCGATTCGCGAAGCCATCGGAGACATGCAGGGCGACCTGTCGATGGGCAAGTTCAGCAAGGGCCTGTTGGTCGCCGTGAAAAAGCGCGTTGATGACGCCCTGGCTGCCGTGCCCGAGGAGGCCGCCGCTCGTGCAACATTCCAGCAGCACAGCAAGCCGCTGGAGCCCTTCGACGCGAAGCTCGGCAACAAGCCCGTGGCTGACGCCATTGCCAGGGACAAGTTCGGCAAGGACTTCCTGATGCCGGCTGAGAAGGTGCCTTCTCAATTCATGCGTCAGGGCGATCTCAGTGCGCCGATGATGCAGAAGTTCCTGACGGCCAACGGCGGCGACATCAAGTCCGTCGAGGCGATGCGTTCCTACGTGCTGGACGACTTCCGCAAGGCCGCCGGTTCCAAGGTGGCCGAGGATGCGACGGGCAACGCCCGCATGACCGCCAATGGCGCCGCGAAGTGGCTGGAAGCCAACAGGGGCGCCGCTGTCAATGTCCTGACTCCCGATCAGGTGAAGGGGCTCGAAACCATCACCCAAGCACTCAAGGAGCAGTCGGCGTCAATTCCCGGCCGCACCGGCTCTCCGACATTCGACCGGCTCGCGTCTGAAAGCATCCTCGGTGCGTTCCTGTCGCCCCGTCTTTCCGAGGCCCCGATCCTGCACCCGATCAAGAAGGCGCTGGGTCTGGTTTACGGCGGATCGGATGAAGCGGCGATGGCGCGGATTTTCGAGGCGCTGCAGGACCCCAAGATTGCGTCAGCCCTCATGAAAAAGGCGAACGCCGGCAACGTGAAGATGGCCGAGCCTGTACTGCAAAGCCTCGTGAAGGGCGCCGCCGTCAGTCAAGCCGTCGGGAGGCACGAATGATCGCGTCCTTCCCGTATCGCATCCGCACGTACAGCCATGTCCCGGCGCATCCGCAGATGATCGACGCCGCGAGATACACGCCGATCGGCGGCGGGCTGGGATCGTCTGCGAACAGCATCAAAACGACGGTGGCGCCTGCGATGGCGGAAACCGCCTGCACGAACATGAGCATGGCCGGAGAGTATAATGGCTGACATCCCCGCCAGCAATTGGTCAGAAACCGATGGCAGCAACACGACTGCCTCGCCTGACGGCATGCCCGAAGGAATGGCGCCCAGCGGCGTGAACAACTGGGGCCGGGCCGTCATGGGCGCGGTCAGGCGCTGGTATTCGTGGACCATTCCCAAGGTCACGGCGGGCACGTCCACGGCTTACACGCTGTCCTACACGGTGGCTCCCGGCGCGCTTGTCGACCAGATGACGCATCTGGTGAGGTTCGACCAGGTATCCGGCGCGGCCCCCACGCTGAACGTGAACAGCCTTGGCGCGAAGCCGATCCACTACTACACGGCGGGCGCGTGGGGGGCGGTTCCGACCGGCTACCTGACGGCGAACCTCGTCGCGTGGGTCTACTACGACTCCGGGACGGGCGCCTATCGCATCATCACCACGGTAGGCGCGGCCCTTCTGGCGGTCGCTAATACCTTCCTCGGCACGCTCACCATGTTGGGTGCGTCGATCAACGAAGCGCAGGGCTCCGACATTGCCAGCGCCACGACCACGGACATCGGGGCCGCGACAGGCAACTTCGTCCAGGTCACGGGCACCACGACGATCACCGGCCTTGGCACCGTACAGGCGGGCACGGAGCGGACTGTCCGCTTCACGGGCGCGCTGACGCTCACGCACAACGGCACGTCGCTGATCCTGCCGGGTGCCGCGAACATCACCACGGTAGCCAATGACCTTGCCGTGTTTCGCTCGCTGGGCGGCGGCAACTGGATCTGCATCACCTACCAGCGATCCGTCGCCTTGGCTGCAGGCGGGCAGTTCGTTTCCAGCATCACGGGCGCCGTCAATACCGGCACCACGGCGATGTTCCAGGACGACACGATCCCTCAAGTCACCGAGGGCGACCAATATATGTCGGCCATCATCACGCCGAAGAGTGCGACATCCATCCTCGTCATCGACGTTGTTTGCTGCCTGTCTTCGGGCGCGGCGGACAATCCCATTGTCGCCCTGTTCCGCGACGGTGCGGCGGACGCCTGCGCTGCCGTGATTGGGCGCATAGACGCAATGTCCGCCTCCGAGCCGATCCATCTCCGCGTCGCCCTGGTGAGCGGTTCAACCAGCGCGTCGACCTTCACTGTGCGCGCGGGCTCCGTCGCCGGCAGTGGCCTCACGTTCAACGGCGTCGGCGGTGTTCGCCGCCTGGGCACGGCAATGGTTTCCAGCATCACCATCGAAGAAAAGATTTTCTAAGGAGAAGACTATGACCACCTACGTCGGACGCCTCATCAAAGCCCTCTATGTGACCTCCGATCCGTCGCTTTCGGACCAGGAGACCTACCCCCTCCGCACCGATTCGCAGGGTCGCCTCATGACGACCGCGACCGGGGGCTCGTCGGACACTCTGCTCGGCGCGCTTACGGAAACCGCGCCTTCAACCGACACCGCGTCGAGCGGCCTCAATGGACGCCTTCAGCGCATCGCTCAGAGGCTCACGAGCGCCCTGACCGCGTTGGCGGCGACGCCGCAGGCCGTTGCCGCAACCAACCGCAGCACGACGATCGCTACGGGTGGAACCGCGCAGGCTCTTGCTGGTGGAACGCCGGTCAATGGCTGGTCTGTGAGCAATCCCGACGCGCTGGCGGAAAGCCTGTGGGTTTCCGACACCGGCACCGCAGCGGCGAATGCGGCGGGCTCCATCGAGATCGTCCCCGGCTTCTCTTACGAGACGCCGCCGGGCCGCCGTCCGGCGGGCGCGGTCTCTGTCGTTGCGGCCACCACGGGCCACAAGTTCACCGCGTCGACTTGGTAGGAGGAAAAAAATGGCCCTCACTGGCTCGGACTATAGCTCTGGCACCTGGACGCCGACGATCCTCGGTTCCTCGACGGCCGGCACGCAAACCTACAACGGCTCGGCAACCATTGGGTGGTGGGCGCGCAACGGCAACCTTATCACCATCGGTGGCATCGTGACCCTGACGGCGCTCGATCCCGCATCGGCGGGATCGACCTGGATTGGCGGGCTGCCGTTTACGTCGATGGCGACCCACAACTCCCCGATTGCGCTGGCGGAAGTCTCCAACGTCACGCACGGCACTGACTACTTCCAGTACGGCGCCCGCGTGCGCGCGGCTGCCACGACGATTGCGCTGATCGAGTTCGGCAAGGCGGCAGCCGCTGCCAGCAATCCGGTCAACATCGCCACGCAGCTCAGCGCCACGACGATCATCAACTTCGGCGGGTCGTACCGGATTCTGTAAATGGTCGACCGCACCGTCCCGACCGTCCTCTCCCCCATGCCGGGGGTCTACTCTCCGGTATGGGGTTTGGGCGTCACGACTTCAATCAATGCCTTGGTTGCGGCGTCGCGGGCGGATGCGTTGACTCTTGGCGTGGTGGTGAATGCCAATTCGCTGTTTGGGCTGATCGGTGACGACTCGACGGACAACACGGCGGCCTTCGTTGCACTAATCGACGCGCTCAACATCACGAACTACACCTATAAGATCGAGCCGGGGAATTACCGATACAACAGCACTACGTTTCCCCGGATCATCGCCATCGGCGGCGGGATCGAGGGATGCGGCAACAACGTCACGGTGCTGCGTGATACCGCCACTTCGGGATATGCCTGGAAGGTCGGCAACGACACAGGCCCGGTGGCGGCGCAGGAAATTTGCTTCAGGGGTCTGCGCTTTACTCCGGTCAACATCAAGACCAGCGGCGCGGAGATTGCCAACTTCGGCGGCTCCTACCGCACGCGCATCATAGATGTCGCGTTTTCGTTCTGCTACCAGCCGATCTATTTCAGCTACTCGAACAGCCCCATGGTGGACCGCTGTTCCTTCCTCTACGTCTACGGCCCGGCCGGGATTTGGGGCAAGGCGGTCTCACTCACCTACCAGACCAACGCCATCAACATCACGAACCTGCAGGCCAACAATCCGTGGTGGAACACACCGAACCCGAGCCAATCCAAGACGCGCTCGAACACGACGGCCTATAGCCAGTACGACTATTTCGTGGTCAACGGCCATATCTGGCAGGTCACGACGGCGGGCACGACGGGCACGGGCACGGCTCAATATGTGCTGCCTGCGCTGACGGCCAATCTGCAGGACGCCATCACGGACGGCAGCGCGCAGGTCAAGTGGGTGTCGGGCTCCACCACGGCGTGGCTTCTTCACGACAGCTACACCTACCAGATGGTTGCGGAGAAGTGCCAGCTTGTGAACGGCGTGCATGCCGCGAAGATGACCGACACTCTGGCGGCTGGCGACTCGTTCCCGATCTGGCTCTACCTGATGCGCGTCGAGTGCGACCGGCAGTATTCCAATGTCGTGCAGTTGGATGCGGGCCGCGACTTTACCGCGATTGGCGGCTGGTACGCATCGTCTCTGACGGCAAGCGGCATCTATGAGGGATCTAGCGCCATTGGCGAGTCTATCGTAATGGGCTCGAAGCTCGAACTAAACGCGAAGCACGGCTACCAGATGGACGGCGCGAGCGGGCGCTATACGCAGATCATCGGGAACCGGATCGGCCGCAACAGCGAGTTGACGAGCAACACCTACAACGGCGTGGAAGTCGTCGCCAACCGCGCCTACTTCCTTGTCACGAACAACATCTTCGGCCCCACGGGCACGACGACCGCCGACAGCCAGCACGCCGCAGTCAACGTGAACGGCGCGACCGATACGCTGTTCAACGTCTCCGACAACATCGCGCACGCGCAGGCCAATGGCTCGACCGCTGCGGCCGCCTTCCTCTACGGATCAGCGCAGAGCATCAGCATCCGTCGCGACAACATAGCCGACTAGGTGAAGCATGGATGAAGCAATCGCATGGGCCGAGCGCGAGATCGAACACCTGAAGGCCGACGAGTTCTACCGGCCGGAAATGACGGCGCATCTGGAGGCGCTAGTCGAGGCAGCGAAGGCCAAGACGGACGAATAACGAAGCGGCCCCCGGCGCACCGCGAATGCCACCGGGAGCCTGACCCCAACGAGCCAAGCACGGCTCACGGAGGCTGAGATGAGACTGACCCTGGAGTCGCCCCATGGCTAGGGCTACCCGCAAAACACCCACCGCAACTGCGTCCAAATTGGCGACTCACGAGGCGGTCTGCGCCGAGCGGTACGCGGGCATTTTGGCCCGTATAGGCCGCCTTGAGGCGCTGGTGATTATCTCGTCTGGCGCGCTCATCTGCGCCCTTTTCGCTGCCGTCTGGCAGCTATCGAAGATTGCCCACTGATGAACGAGACGCTTCGCACTCTCGGCGCCGTGATCTACTGCACGCTCGTCACGATATCTTTCTTTGCCTGCCTCTACATGATTTTCGTGGTGAAGATCGAGGGGGAGCAGGAGAAGTACCTGCTTATCATGCTGGGCGCGCTGATTACGTCGTTCAAGGACGTTGGCAACTACTTCACCGGCTCCACCGTGAGCAGCCAGAAGCAGCAAGACCAGATCGCCACCATGGCGAATAAGGCGACCGACACGGCGGCGACCGCAGCCGCGACGCTTGCAGCCAAGGTGCCGTGATGAAAACCAGCAAGCAGGGCATCGAGCTTCTGCACGGCCGCGAGGGCTGCCGCCTCAAGCCCTATCTCGACACCAAGGGCGTCTGGACCGATGGCTGGGGAAATACGCATGGCGTCATCCCGAACGGGCCGCCGATCTCGCAGGAGAAGGCCGACGCAGACTTTGTGCGCCACCTTGGAGTGTTCGAGCAGTCCGTCAACGACTGCGTGACCGTTCCGCTCAAGCAGCACCAGTTCGATGCTCTCGTGTCCTTCGCCTACAACGTCGGCAAGAACGCGCTGGCCTACGGCAACGGCGGCAAGCCTTCGAGCATCCTGCGGGCACTGAACGCGGGCGATTACGAAGGCGCTGGCCAAGCCTTCAATAACTGGATGGCCGACTTCGAGGTGCGGACGCGCCGTGCTGGCGAGCGTGACCAGTTCCTTGGCGTCGCCTTCGAGGCGAGGCGGCCGGTATGATCGGCCTTCTCCGCTTCGCCCCATGGCTGATCGCCGCCGCCGGTATCGCCGCTGCGGCCTTCCTCTTTTGGCAGAACGGCCGACTTCACGAAAAGAACGGGGCGCTGGAACAAGCCGCCCGCACCTATGCCGCCGCACTGGCTGGCAAGGTCGAGGCTACCAAGGGCAGGGCCGTAACCCAGCAGAAGGTTAGGCAGATGGCTCCGGCTGAGAAGCTGGAGAGGCTGAAATGATGAACGACGGGCCGGCCTCTAAAGGCTCTGCAGAGCCTAGCGGTCCAACCGACAACATCCGCTTAGCGTTGCCGTCGTTCCTGATTCCTGTGGCCGCAATTCTACTCCTATCCGCCTGCTCCCCGCCACTCCCAATTGTGAGCGCGGATACCAGTTGCGAACGCTTCCGCCACATCAGCGCCACCGACGCACAGATCAAGGTCTTCGCGGACAATTGGGACGTGATGGAAAGCTACGCCGACCAGATCGTGGCCTTCAACATCGAATACGACAAGCACTGCCTACCTAGCGAGGTCGTGAAGTAATGCCCACCCCGCCGCTATCAGACGAGTTGTGCCAAGGGGCCGTCGATGCCATGGCAACGCACGGCAGCATCGCCACTGTATGCCGGGCTCTGGACCTGAACCGCTCGACCTTCGAGGGGCGGCTGAGAGAGGCCCGGAGGCGGGGGTTTGTTTCGGCTATCCCGCCCAAGATGGTGATGAAGGGTCAAAGCACCCTCTACAACAACGACGGCGAAGAGATAGCCCGATGGGACAAGACACGGCTGGCGGGCATCGAGCCCGAGGATGCCGTCCAGATTCAGGATCCGAAGAAGATCGTAAAGCTGTCCACGCTCCGCGACCAACAAGGCAAGGTCGTGCAGCAGTGGATTTCGGAGAAACCCGAGGACGCTGAGCGCGAGCGGTTGTGGCTTCTCTACGCAGAGAAGATCGCCATGGCCGTGCCGAGGGCCGCGCCGGTCAAGGCTCCCAAGGGCAAGTCGCATGCCGATCTGCTGGCCGTCTATCCCGTAGGAGACCAGCACCACGGAATGCAAGCATGGGCCGAAGAGACGGGCGATGCCGACTATGACCTGAAGATATCAGAACAGGTCTTTCGCGATGCGTCCGTCCGGCTGATAGATACCTGCCCGCCGTGCGAACAGGCGCTGATCCCGTTCCTGGGCGATTTCCTTCATTACGACTCCTATGCGGCCGTCACGCCCGCGCACAAGAACCTACTGGATGCAGACGGCCGCTTTCCGAAGATGGTCGAGACTGGCGTTCGGATCATTCGCCACATCATCGCGGCGGCGCTGGAGCGGCATAAGCTCGTCACGGTGATATTCGAGGGCGGCAACCACGACCCGGCGACAGCGGCCTTTATGCGTATCCTGCTGGCGTGCCTGTACGAGAACGAACCCCGCGTGACGATCGACAAGTCCCCGATGGGCTGCCATTACTTTGAGTGGCACAAGGTCTTAATCGGCACGCATCACGGCGACAAGATCAAGGGCGAGAAGCTGCCCGGCATCATGGCGCACGACCGGCCGGAAGCGTGGGGCCGCACGGCGCACCGCGTCTGGTTTACCGGCCACGTCCACCACGAAAGCCTCAAATCGTTTCCCGGCTGCAAGGTCGAGACCCTGGAAGTTCTGCCGCCGCTGGATGCCTACGCGGCAGGCGCGGGCTATCGCGGCAACCGCTCCATGAAGGCCATCGTCTACCACTGCGAACACGGCGAGGTAGAGCGGCACACCGTCAATCCCGGCATGTTCGACGCAAAGGTGGCGGCATGAGCGACGACGACAAACCCCCGTTCCGTTTCATCCGCTGCGTCTGGCTCGACGCCTATTCTGAGGACGAATGGAAGAACGTCGATCAGTACGAACACGTTGACTACACGGTCGAGAGCTACGGCTATCTGGTGAAGGAAACCAAGAACTACCACCTGATCGCGCCGAATCTCGGGCGCAACGATGGCTCATGGGAGGCGGGCTGCATGATGGCCGTGCCCAAGCGGATGGTTTTGGAGCTGGACGACTTCCCCAGCAAGAAGGCCCCGGAATGACCGAGTTCCGCCCCGTCGTAGGCCCCGAGGATCGACGCTGGCTGCGTTGGCTCGATGCCGAGTGCTTCCCCGATGACAAGCCGCTGATCCTGGATGCGGCGCACTGGTCGCTCGTATGGCAAGGCCCCGTCGCCGTGGCCTTCTGCGGCTGGTGCAGGCACCTAGAGGAAGGGTTCCACTACAGGGCGGGCGTCCTCCCCGAAAGCCGGGGCCAGGGCCTGCAGCGCGCCATGATCGAGTACCGCGAGAACGCCATGCGCGACGCGGGCATCAGGAGCGCCATCACCTACACCGAGGCTTACTCCGCAGCGTCCATGCGTTCGCTGATCGCCTGCGGATACCGGCCATTCGAGGCGACGGCGACGACCGGCCTCGTCATCAACCCGGCGTACTGGCGCACCATGGTCTACTGGCGGAGGGCGATATGAACCTCTACCCCCGCTTCGTCGTCGAGGACGGTCGCATCCTTCACAAGGTCAACGTCGATGGGGTGGAGCGTTCCTGCGAGGTGGGGGAGGGTCTGGCTCTATCCCTGATCGCGGATTTGGCGAAGGCCATCCAGTGGGCCGAGTGCAGCCAGCCGCACCCGTCCGACTCTGACGCCCCGGTGCCGCCGCGATGATCCCCGCAAATCTTAACCGCCGCTTTGCATTTGCAGGGAAGCCATGAACACCCGCGATCTAGGCGTTCTATTCGCGGCAGTGATAGCCTTCGGTGCGGTCGTTGGAGCCGTGAAGCCGGGGAGGTCGCAACAGCACCATCACGACTTCCACAAGGACTTCTATCGGAACTGGAAGCCGAACGACAACCCGAACACTTCCTGCTGCAATGCGCGGATTGTGGGGCCGGATGGCGTCGAGACCGGAGATTGCGAGCCGACCAAGGCCGAGATACGCGCGGGCGTCTGGTGGGTGTGGGTGCGGCAGATCAACGGATGGATACCCGTGGCCGACGCCAAGATCCTACGCGAGCGCAATCCGAACGGGCAGGACGCCCACCATTGCTGGACCCCGGATCGCGGGACCATCTGCTTCGTGCCGCCAGATACGGGCGGTTAGACATTCCTGCTCATTGCCGACGCTGTTCTATCAGCGCCCGCGCGTTCATCCGTGAGACTCGGACGAGGTCGCGAGCCTCCGCAAGATCATGGCGCAGCTTCTTGTTTTCGCGCGTGAGGCCATTGATGTGCCGCAGCATGTACTTGGCGAGGTTGCGTTCGTGGTTGTTGGCAGCGGCGCGCGCCAAGGTGCGAAGGCTCTGCATTGCCTCGCGCAGGCTGGTAAACGGAACGTCCGGTTCGTCCGTCTCGTCATGCCGTCTGATGGTGTCGCCCATCTTCGCCTCCTCATACGTCGGCAGGTGGCCGCCTACGCGCCTTGCGGCCCACCGCCTTCTCCGCGTCGGCTAGAAGCGCCGGCACAGCCCGGAGGACGCCGACAATGCCGCCAGTGTTTCGGCCTTTGATGAACTCCTGGACGCCCGAAAAGCTGCCCGGCAAGTCCTTCAGGAAGTACCTGATCTGCTCGGCAGTAATGCCAGCCCAGCGATAGCCGTCCTTGAAATTCGGGCCGGGTTTCACCCAATAGGGCTTGGGGGCTGGGAGGGGCTTCTTGGCTTTGGCCGCCTTCTTCTTGGCCGTCGCCTTCTTGGCTTTCGGTTTCTTCATTCGTCTCTCCATTATACGTCGGTAGGTGGCTGCCGTGGGACTCCGCGAGCCGCGAAGCGGGGAGCCACGGCTAACCCTTCCTGCTGGCTGACAAGGTTATCTGTCATTGGGAGTCCTTAGTGGTGCTCGCGACTTCGTCGCTCGGTGGTCTGTCCTCGACACCTTCCTGCTCATATTCTCGCGGCGATTTGAGCCGCCGTTTCTCTGTAATAGGCGTTCACGAGGATTCGCACGTCCTTGTGCCCGCTGATCTTGGATAGGGTCATCACGTCCACCTTGCGGGCCAGCCGCGTCAGGGCCTCGGCGCGCGAGTCGTGGAAGTGCAGGTCCTCGATCATAAGCCGATCGCGGGCCTTGCGGAACAGCACGTCGAGCGAGGCCGACGAAATATCGAAGCATCTCTCCAGATGGGCCACGGGGCGCAACAGGCGGATGACGGGATGGCGTAGCGGCACCTCGCGCGGGCGGCCCGTCAGGTGCTGGGTCTTGTGCTGGACCTTGGCGACGCGGTTCCTCATGTCGAGGTTGCCCCGCCCCAGGCTCAGGATCTCGCCAGCACGCAGGCCGGAGCGCAGGGCCACCATGAGGGCAAGCGCGACCTGCTGGCCCTTGGTCTGGGGGGCCTTGCCCGGCCGGTAGTCGAGGATGCGGCACAGGGCGCGCACCTCGCCCATCTGCATGCGCCGGGTCCTTGGCGTCGGGTTCTTGGGAATGCGCAGGCCTTGGAGCGGGTTGCGGTCCATCCACTTCCATTCCTCGCGGGCGACCTTGAGCGCGTGCCGTAGCCAGCTCAGATTGCGCAGGACCGTGGCGTCGGACACGACCTTGAGCCGGGTATCGCGCCACCGGGCCAGATCGGGCGTGTCGAGGTCGGACAACTTCTTGGCGGCCAGATCGGGGAAGTCCCGCAGCAGTGCCTTGGCTTGCCACTCCTCGTGGGTGCCGCCCCGCTTGCCGGGGATCACCTCTTCTATATACCGCTCGACCAACTGGCGGACGGTGTGCAGTTCGGATGGCGACCGCTCCAGTTCGCCTTCCTTGCCGAGCGCCCAAGCCGACGCCTCGCGCTGGGTGCGGAACACCTTGGAAGCGCGCCGCCCCCCGACATAGACCTGCGCGCGGTATCCGCCCTGGTGCTTCCTGATCGACGCCATCCGCTCCCCCGTGCGTAGTGCCGTGGGGAGATAGTGGGGAATAGCGGCTGGAATTGTCCAGTTCGGGGAGCCGGGATAGGACAACGAGCCTGTGCGGAAGTGTCGATTTAGTCTATACTGGCCGCCTCTGTCCGGCGGTTGAGTGACAATAGCGGACAAGCCCGTGGTGCCCGCTGCTGGACTCGCAAACCCAATTAAATCAACGATCGTCATCGTGTCGTGCGTAATTATTGGGGAGCGCGCATCGCGTCGACCGCCTCAATCGGCAGATAGCCGCAGCGATTGAGCTTCAACCGGCCGGCGCGGATGTAGCGTCGCACGGTTCGGGGCGCAACGCCAAGGATCTCCGCAGCCTGGGTCTGCGTAACCTGCGTTGGCCTTGGGTGGCTCTCAGCGTACAGGCGCACAGCGCGGGTGGCGATGCGCAGCTCGCGGTCGTCGTTCTGTTCACTCATGGGCGCTTCCGGGGCTTGGCGCGCGGGAGCAGTTCGATGATCGCCACGTCTTTTAGACCTTCGCTGGTGCGCAGTTTTTGGAGAGGGTAGACGCGAAAGCGGCGAATGCCGGGCCGGGGAAAGCCGTTGCCCTCGGGATCGTCGTGCTTGGCTATAAAGCCGCGCCAATTTTCCTTCTTGGGGGCCTTCTTCTTAGGTCGGGGCATCATCGTCTCCTAGACTTCAATGGTAGGACTACGCTTCCGTGGGTGAGAATTGAAGAAGGGGGGTGGCTACGCAGCTTCGCTGCTTCGCGGAGTCCTGCATTACGGACCTTCCGCCTTGCTAGGTGGCGGCGCGGCAATCAGGGCAGCTACGCGATGTTGAAGTTCAGCCCATGCGTCGAGATATTCCCGGATCTCGATGGGCTTGTAGCTGTCGAGTGACATGCACGCCTCGAAGGGCTCGATTCTGATCTCGCCGCGCGAGGTCGTCTCGAACTTGAAGATGATCGGGCGGCCCCAATCGTCAGCACCGACCACACGGGCGTACAGAAGCCAGCTCTTCTCTCCGCTGCCGTATGAATTGTTGAAGCGATAGCAATTGCCCAGCAACGCTGCGCATTTGTCGGCTCGGGCCTTCTTCTCGAACTCGTACAGGGCGTTCTGCGCTTCGTTACGCTGTCGTCGCCACTCGGCCTCGGTCTTTGGTTTGGCATCGGTAGGTTTCTCTGCAGGACTCCGCGAAGCGCTCTTGCGCTGAGCCAGTTCATCCATCTCTCATCTCCTTATTAATACGAAGGGGTTAGGGGTGCCTACGCGACTTCGTCGCTCCGGGTGGTCCCGCCTCGACACCTTCCTGCTTGGGTTCGATGCGATCCAAGCGTTCGATCTCGGCGAGGATCAGCGCGCCGGCTCGGACGAGGTCGCGACGCGGGCTCTTTGGTTTCCACCAAGTCCCATCCCACGGCCAGATCCATTCATATCCAGAGGCGTAGGCTGCAGCCGCAAGGGCTATCGAGCCATTGGCGTGCTCGTCGTCATGCTCTGGCGTCCAGCCTTCGGCGGCCTTCTGGCGCTCGCGTTCGACAAGAACGTCCTGCGCGGCTTTCGTCATGTTAGTCATTGTTCGTCTCCTTCTCGACACCTTCCGCCTTCAGAAATTCCTCAACATCTTCCGCGATAGCGGCGCGCTTGGCGCGTTTGTCGTCCATGCCTTGAAGGAAAAGCACCGCGAGGCGGAGTTCAGTGCTGTTCTGCATGTCCTTGGTGACATCGCGCAAAAGCTGTTCGGCCTGCTCTAAATCGGCCTCCAGTTCTCGCACGCGCCCCTGTAGCTGGAGGTTCCAGCCCTCGGCCATGGTGAGTCCGCCGCTGGTCATGCTCCACCACCTTCCGCCTTCAGTGCGCGGATGGCTGCGGCGATGTCGCGACGCCAGTGAACGTCCATCACGGGGCACGTCTCGGCCTTAACTGCCGCCAATTCCAGCACCGCATCCCGTTCCGCCCGGAGAGAGCGGCGGTTCCAGGCGGCGATGGCGTCGGCTTCGTGTGTGAAGGCGCAACCAAGGGGCGTCGTCATCACGGCGGCACCACAGGCGTTCGGCTTGAACGTGTTGCAAGCCACGTAGACCGCGATCAGCTTTTGATCTGCTCCTTGACCCTCGCAATGCCGATGCAGAATCGCGACGTTCCCGCAGAAAGGGCAGCTTTCCAGCACCGGAGGGAGGTCTTGCGCGGTCACGATTGCACCGCCTTGCTCGCGTGGTCCCATGGCTGTCACCTTCCTGCTCATTGGCGGCGCTCCTTTGTCTGATTTCGCACGGTCGTCTCGGGTCCGATCATCGGCGAGAGCGTTTTGGCGAGCGCTGCCTCGTCCTTGCCGGTGATGATCCAGATTTCGAGATTGCCGAGGCCCATTTCCTCGCCGTGGATCTGGATCGGCTTGCCCTCGCGCATCTTCTGGATGTTCATGTCCGTAATGCCGAGCAGCGCGATCTTGCGGCCGTTCTTGCCGTGGCATATTGCCTTGATCATGGCCGGGGCCAATTGCAGACGACGTAGAGCCAGACGAGGAAGTAGCAGACGGCAGCGCCGCCGATGGCCGAAGCGATGTACCAAATCATGGCGCACCATACGGATGCTGGTCGCTGTACTGCGCGGCCAGCGTGCGCGCCTCGATTTCCTTGTCCGTCAGCGGCCCCATCACCTTGTCGACGTATTCGCGCTCCGTGACGACGTAGTAGAACTTGCCGCCGCTACACATGGCGGTGCGGTAGCCGACCTCGTCGCCACACTTGCCGCGCCAGATCGAGGCCTCGGACCATCGCCCGAGAATCAACCCCATCAACATCGCTGCCATGCCGACAACGATCATCAAGCTAACCTCATCGCTCATGTCGCACTCCTGTTTCTGAAGGACTCCGCGAGGCGAAGCCGAGCCAGTTCATTCTCTATTTCAAAGGAGAGTAGTGCGTCGGCCTTCGGCCTCCGGGAGTCCTGCATGTCAGACCTGCCTGCTCATGGCCTGCGCCCCTTAACGTGGGCACTCGCGGGGTGCGGGCGCTTTGTCGGATGCAGTGTGATCTTGATCGGGCCGCCGCCTTCGCGGACAACTTTGAGCGCCGCACGAAACAGCATGACGGCCATCTTGTCGCTCGCGTTGTCCAACTCAACCGGCTTCTCTCGCTTTGCTTTGCTCATGTCGCTTCCCTCATTCGTCTTTTCCAAGGATCGTATCCTTCAGGTGGCTTACGAAAGCCGGAGGGCTTAACCGCCCCAAGATGCTTGGCACGGATGCGCTTGACCTTGGCGATGGCCGGAACGTCGATGCGATGCGTCTTGACCCCATGGCACGCGGAGCAAAGCACATCACAGTTGGATAGCGTCGGCTCGCCTCCCATGGCATCGGGGATGCGGTGGTCGTAGTGGATCTTCCCCACGAACAGCTTGGCGGTGCATTTCTCGCAGTGACCATCGGCGCGCTGGAAAGCGTCTATCTTCACCTTGTCGGGGAACTCGCGTCTCACAGGCGCACGCTTCTCATGGTTGCCTGCTGGGTGCGCCAGCTTTCGATCCGGGCCGAGTGTGCCGACCGCATGGCGCGGAACGTCTCGTCTTTCGTGATGGCCTCGCGCAGCCCCTCAAGGGCCACCCTGTAAGCCTCGGATGCGTAGGCGGTGGTTTCCCGCTCGCCTATGGTTTTTGCGTTGGCGTCGCGCATTTCCATGGCCTTGATGCGCTTCAGTCCCTGTTCCAGCACTTCCCGGTCGGCGCGAGCCTGCGCCGCCGCGACGGCCGATCCGAACAGGTAGTCCATCGACTCCTGCACCTGGGGCTCGGTAATCATGTGCCGTCCGCCGTGCGCTTCACGATGCTGCGGGCGGTCGGAATGCAGGCCGCCTCCAGCGCCGGCAGATCGGTGAGGCCAAAGCTGCCGCTCTCGATGAAGGACTTCATCAGGGCGATGGTCGCGATCTGCACGTCCTTGGATACGCTGCCGTTGCCATTCCCGTTTCCGTTGTAGGCGGGGCGTGGGGCGGCCTGTGGCGCGGGGGCAGGGGCTGCGGGCGGGGTGGCGGGGTTGGTCGATCCGGCCGCGCCGGGCCGTCCCTCGATCACCGTCACGACGCTATCGCCCCATTTCTTCTGCGATGTGGGTACGTCGTAGGTCTGCCCGGCGGCGAAGGCATCCTGCATCCCGACCGGGAGCATGAACTTCGCCCCGCTGGCGTCCACGATGCTGCCGAACTTCTTGTCCGGCTTGGCCGGGTTGACGTACTTGGCGACAATGACGGTCATGCTGGCGCTCCTTCAAGAACCTTGTTGGCGGCCAGCACCATCTCTGCCGACCAGTAGAACGATGAGTAATCCGGCGTGTAGAGCCGCAGCGCGTCTTCGCCGCTGTCCACCTTGCCGAGCATGTGCTGGATGGCGAGCGCGCCACGACGGACGCGGGCCATGCCTTCGGCTGCCTGCTGCTGGCTGATCGGATAGATGGCGTGCTTCTTCGGGGTGACGTAGACCAGCTCGAAGGGCTTGCCGGTGGCCTCCATGTAGATCGCCATCTGGTCGATGTGCTCGGGCTTGGGGTTGCTCGGCAGCGCCCAGGTTGTCTTGAGATCCCGGCCCACATCGGCCCACTGCCAGTCCGAGAAGCCGATGATTGGCACGACCAGCCCCGGTATCTCGATCTTGATCTTGCTCTGGCGGGTGAGGGGCGTTCCCTTGCCCTCCAACGCGAGCCGCGCCTGCGTCAGGAACATCGGCAGGGCCTGCCGCTCCTTGACCGTCTTGTCGTCGGCAACCCCGGCGGCGCGTTCCTCGAAGGCGAGGTGCATGGCCTTGGTAGCGTTCTCGGGCTGGCCGAACAGGTACATGTCCATGCCGGCCTCGGTCGCGGTGCCGCGCCATGCGCCGGGCCCGGCCTCGTCCTTGACGCGCAAGAGGTAGCGGCAGACCCACGCCGCTGGCTGGTCCCTGTAGAGCCCCAAGCTGCTCGCGCTGAGGTGGGTTATTCCGTGGCGTTCAAACGGGTTCATGCTGCTGCCTGTTGGTCTAGGTTGACGGGGCGATCCTTGCTCGCGAGCAAGTCGTGGTGAGCATCTTCGTCGGCGTGTTCAGACTCGGCGGCGGCGATGACGCGCTCCAATGCGGCGGCGGCCATCTCGGGGCGATCGAGAATGGCGTTCGCAATGTCGCGAAGGCGCTGCAACTCGTGGCGGGTCATGCTCTATCTCCTCTCGATTATGTTGACGGTCGGTTTTGCTGCGGGACAACGCGAGCGAGTCTCATGGCGATGACCACGGCTCCTCGTATTCGCCGGTGAGGGTGACGATCCCGAGCCCGCTGGCGCCACAGTTATGGCCGCCTGCTTCGCTGCGATTGAAGAAGAGACCGCTCGTCTCATACTTCCCGGTGTTGCCTCGCGTGAGGACCGTATACGCCATCACCTTCACCTTGCGCGGCGGGGGAGGGAGGAGGTCTTCACTGTCGCCGTACCAGCCGAATGCGTGGTTGATGCCCTCGACCCAGCCAATGATCGGGCACGGCCCCGGCTTGTCGGTAGCCGTGACCACCAACTGACGGCCGGACTTCATTGGCACCAGCGCCCGGCCCTTCTCGTCCTTCGGATAGTGCCCCGCTTCGATATGCTCTTTGATGTTCACAGGCTGGGCCTCCCGAACAGGCGGACATGCTCGTCATCGGCGCGCTTGTCCTGCCGAGCCTCTTGCGTAGCAGCGGAGATTTGCGACAGGGGAAGCGGCGGACCAAACGGCAGACCATTCTTGCAGGGGAAGATGCCGACAGCAGACCAGCCGGGGCAGCCGCCGCTCTCATAGTCCGCGTACAGGTCGTAAGCCTCGTTGAGGTCGGCGCGGTGTTCGTACTCGTAGCGGCCCGTGTGCGGCGGCTTGATCGAGTCCCGGTCGCGGGACCACGAGACGACGACCCAAGCATCAGCTTGGGTGACGGTGACGGGCGCGGCCTTGGGCTGGCTGGTGTCCCAGAGATGATAAATGCTGGTGTCCATCTCTCTTTCTCCTTTCAACTATTTAAGAGGATTGGTGCGGCCCGCTTCGCGTGCCGGGGAGACTGAGGCTTCTGCGACCTGCTCCGGTTCGCGCGCCTCAACCAGCCGAGCCCACAGATATTTCAGGACGCGGCGGCGCTCGATGTGGGTCAGCGGCCAAAGCGCTTTGCAGACGAGGATCAGCGTTTCTATCTCGCGGTCGGCGTCGGAAGGTCCCTTAGCAGGACTCCCCGGAGCGCCATCGGCGCGTAGGCACCCATTCTCTTCCCCTGCACTCATGACTGGGACTCGGCCTTGGAGAGGGCGGCGACGACCCGCTGGAACACTTCACGGTCAGCCCTGGTCATTATCGGTTGAAGGGCCTTCTTGGCCTCCTTCAGCGCTGCCAACAGATCAGGCGCGGCGGCGATCAGGCGGGCATTGGCTTCTGCGACCTCGGGGCCGCCCCGCACATCGCCAAAGCATCCAGCGATCAGATTTGGAACGCCACTCTGATAGACGTTGAACGGTTGACTGTAGTTGTCGGCCATTTGCCACCCCGAGGGGCCACAACTCCAAGGCCCGCGCGTGTGTTGTGCATCGGAAGGTTTAGCCGAGGGACTCCCCGAAGCCGTCTTCGGCTGAGGCAGTTCAATCTCTCTATCGCCTTCACTCTGCATCGCTCTCTCCTGTATGGTGGAGATAGATTAGGAAAAGCCTAATCAAAGCGCAAGGCTAATTATTCAAAATTCCCTAATTATTTTGTGTGGGCAGAAATAGACATAGCGACGCCCCGCCGCATGCAGAGTGCATGCAGCCTGAAACCTGTGGATATTTGGGAGCTGGGCCGCCTAGCGGGAGCGGGTGCCCATGACCTTATGGGCGGTGGGCCATTCCGATCGGGCCAGGTTGACCGTCTTTTCGGGCTTCCACTGTTTTACCCGCCAGTGGGCTTCCGTGATGTCGAGGATGCGGCGGACGGTGTAGCGGATTTTACCGTCTGCGCCCGGCGCGGAGACAAAAAGGGCATTCTCCCCCACGGCGGCCGGGATTGTCGGGTCGATGAAGATCAGCGTCCCGCGTTCGAGCGCAGGGTACATCGCATCCGAAACGACCCGGAAGGCAAAGGAGTTCTTCGACTGCCGCAACATGACGGGCCTGCTGGTGACGGCAACGGCTTCAGCGCTCAACGTGAAAATCCCCCCGCCTACCTCCTCGGCACCCAGGACAGGAAGATCGAGATCCTCCCTGGAGACCGTGAGCGGCATCGTCTTTACTTCCCCTTGGGAGGGAAGCGGATCGGCAATAACCGCCAGCAACTCGGCGGGAGACCACTTTAAAAACGCCGCCATTTGCGGGAGTTCAATCGTCTTGAACTGGTTTTTCCCGTTGAGGCAATCGGACAGGCGACTCTCCTTAATACCCAGAAAGGCCGCAAGTTCTTTTTGGCGCCTGCCGAGAATTTTTAGCCGATCGCGAATGCGCTGCACTGTTCCGCCGCTAAATTGCCGTTGTTGACTGAGCCTACGCAACTTTTTGTGAAGGTGTGCAAATATCTGCCGTTCAAAGAAATTCCCATATGGCGAATTATCCTCTTGCGCCGGTATTTGGATTTCCCTAATATTCCGGAATG